TGAACTTTTTGATTTTGCAGAAAAGATTAATAGAAAATATGAAAAAGCTGTGGTAAACATCACACCTATTGTTTTGATGGATCCTGCATATTTAGATTTAATTTATTTGCCGACGGACTACAAAATTAAATGTTGGGAGAAAATAGAAAAATGGATTACTAATTCCTGCAAATATCAATGGCCAACTTTTTACCAAAGACTAGAAATTATAAAAACCAAATGCTATATTGAAGTTGAATACCAAGAAAATTTATTTAATTATTTTGAATTTTCTGATATTTTTGATAAAAATAGAAATGAAAACTTGTCGGATATTAATCCGGAATTAAATCAACTTAGAACTAAATAGCTGATGTGGATTCTATCATATATTTCGAATTCTGTAACTCATACCATCTTTGTATTAGGGGTATTGGGAACTATTGTCGGATTCGTCTTGGGTTTTATTCCTCTTGTCAACAGATATAAACTCCCCATACAAATAATCAGTATTTTAATATTGAGTTTTGGATTATATTTAGAAGGTGGATTAGCCGATCAGGCAATATGGCAGCTTAAAGTCAAAGAAATGGAAGCTAAAGTTGCGAAAGCCGAGACCGAATCACAAAAAGTAACGACAGAAGTTGTTACCAAGATTCTTACTAAAAAGCAAGTAATCAAAGAAAAGGGCAATGACATAGTAAAATATATTGACAGGGAAGTTGTAAAATACAATAACACCTGTACTATTCCAGAAGTAGTTATTACTGCACATAATGCAGCAGCCAAAAATGAAACTACTAATTTAAAAACTCAAATTGAAGTTTCTACGGATTTACATAATAAATTAGCAACTCCACCAATGATATTGGCACCTATTAAATGAAAAAACTAATACTATTATCAGTAATCTTTTTATCAGCATGTAGTACTGTGGTTCCTGTAAAACAGAAATTCCCTGATTTTCCCAAAGAATTATTACAAACATGCAAACCCTTACAGACAATTGATGGAAACACCACAACATTAAGCAATTTAATGGAAGTTGTAGCACAAAATTACGCCACAAGACATGAATGTGCAGCACAATTAGAAGCAATACTTGACTGGTACGCTCAACAAAAGAAAATTTTTGACCAAGTCAATTCTGACTAATCCATAAATAGTGATAAATACACTATAGTTTAGGATGTATACATGACTCAAGAATTAATCAATATAGGTGCTCAACCCAATGACGGCGAAGGTGATCCGTTACGTACAGCCTTTGCGAAGATTAACAATAATTTCACACAATTATTCAGCACTGGGTTTTTTACATCAAACGCATATTCTACTGGAAATACTGCTGGGCAGGTTATATTTTCAGCCCCTGTTGAAACGTTTACACAGGGTATATTTCAAATTAATTCTAATGATACTATAACTACTGATACTGAAAACATAGTTTTAAATGTATCAGTAATAAATGATGGTTCAGGATTAAAGTGGAACGGCCACAATACATTGTTTAATGGTAATGTATTAACTGGTTATGACATGGACATTTTTGATTCAAATGTTCGTATATTAGTAAATCCATTAATAGACACTACAATCTTTCACTTTATATCAGCACAGATTACTTGGACAGGGGTTCCTGTCCCTGGATTCAACTTGATTACTAACGATTCAGTTGACCCTCTGATCATAGACACTGAAAACAATTTTAGTATACAAACTGAAAATCAAGTAACGGTATGAGAGCAAAAGAATTTATAACAGAAGAACGTGCTGCATTATCAGTTGATGTTGCTAGAGCAATGCCGGGCACCTATACTATTCCAGGATTGCCCAATAGTGACTTCTATAAACAATATCGTTTTGGAGTAGCACTAGCCGGCGCTAGGGGACAACTAGAAAGACAGCAAGATAGTATTCCGCCTTATAATTTTGAAAAAGAAACTCCATGGGGAGAGAACATGATTGTAAGTTCATACATGGACGGTGAAATTGAAAAAGACATTGACTATGCTATGAAAGAAACAGGTGTTCCTGGTACTAAAGTATTAATCAGCACTAAGAAAAGTGAAGAAGCGCCAGGTGTAGATAAGACTAGTCCGATGAAAGCGTTTAAAGGTTATCCAAAATGAGAGCAAGTGAATTTTTAAGTGAACAACGCACCATTGGTACACCTACTAAGCGTCAATCTTTTGCTATGCGTGGATTGCATAAATTTCGTGACCCGGGCGGATATGATCGCACTTATGAATTAAATCGTATTATGATGGCAGTTGCAAGTGCAGACGGGACTACCCCATTAGAGATAGATGCCGAAACATGGAGTGGTCGTTATAACACCGCTCATCCATATACTGATATAGAATCTAAAATGCTTAAACAAGCATATAAAGCTGTAGGTAGTGACATTGTAGATTTAAATCATGGTGATGATGAAAGTACTGAATTGCCCGATACCAATACTCAAAGCATAGTAAAACCATTCAAGGGTTACAAAAGAAAATAATCAGAGTATCAAATCCTAGAATAAGTAATTATATCAAATTACAGGATTCTTGATGATTGATATTAACAAAACACTAGATTTAATAAAATTAAAGTTTTATAACGAACATTTATACACTGCCCATATCTATGCAGAAGGTGATAGTCCAATGCATAAGGGGCTAACTGAACAAGTTGTCAACCAATACATTGACCCATTAAATCTCCCTAAAAATAGTAAAATATTAGATTTAGGATGTGGCCCGGGTTACTTCTTGGATGAGATGAAAAAGCGTGAGTATACTGATGTGACTGGGGTATCATTAAGTCCGGAAGATATTAAAATATGTGAAGATAAAGGACATATTATTAAAAAATATGATTTAAGTTTTCTTCCACAAACAGATGGATACTATGATGAAAGTGTAGATTTTATATTTTTACGTCATGCATTAGAGCATAGCCCATATCCTATCTTTAGTTTAATGGAATATAATCGTATTCTTAAACAGCATGGTAAGATTTATATTGAGGTTCCGCAACCCGATTGTGATAGAAAACACGAAGAAAATCTAAATCATTACAGTATTCTAGGACAAAATCAACTAGCAGCATTGATTGTACGCACCGGATTTAATATTGATAGATTTGAAAACTTTGAATTTGATATTGAATTTACTAACGCAGAATTTCCTGAAAAATCAACTAAAGCAAGAGAAAAGTTTTACTGTATCGTTGCTACTAAACAGCGACCATTAGATATCAAGTAAAATAATAAATACTCACTACAAGTGAGTATTTTTTTATGTTCGATCCATTCAAACAAGCTAAACTACAATCTAGTTATTCTAAACTCAAGGATATAAAAGTCCCTGAGAAGGATATCTCATTGGATGACTTAAAAAGATTAAGTGGGTATGGCAAAGTTACTGGAGAATATTTATATACTCCAATTCATGAATTGGCGCAAAAGAAACAACAATATATGCGTGAGAATAACATCAAGCCGGGTGATCAAGCCTGGTTTAAACTTATGTTTGCTAAAACACATCTTACAGGTGAAGACCCATTTTCTAAAAACTAGTAGTTATTCTGATAAATACAGTTATGAATAAAACAGGCTCGGCGTCTTTGGTTAAAAACCCCTATACAAAGACAAAATTCAAAAACGATAAAGAATTACAAGATTTTATAAAGTGCTGTGACCCGGACACGGGTTATCTATACTTCATGGATAACTTCTTTATAATACAACATCCCACAAAAGGTAGTATGGTATATCACCCATATGGGTATCAAAAAAGATTAATCAATACATATCATAATTATAGATTTAGCATCAGTTTGATGCCGCGACAATCAGGTAAATCTACCTCGGCTGCCGGGTACTTACTTTGGTACGCTATGTTTGTGCCAGACAGTACAATTCTTATTGCAGCACACAAGTATACCGGCGCACAGGAAATTATGCAGCGTGTTCGTTACGCCTACGAAAACTGCCCAGACTACATTAAAGCAGGGGTAACAACTTATAACAAAGGCTCATTAGATTTTGAAAATGGTAGTCGTATCGTAAGTGCGACCACTACTGAAAATACAGGTCGCGGTATGAGTATTACATTACTATACCTAGATGAGTTTGCATTCGTTAGACCAAGTATCGCTAGAGAATTCTGGACTGCTATTACCCCAACCTTAAGTACTGGTGGTAAAGCAATTATCACTAGCACCCCAAATAGTGATGAAGATCAATTTGCCTTCATTTGGAAAGGTGCTAATAAAACTGAAGATGAGTTTGGCAACACTACTGAATTGGGTGTTAATGGATTCAAATCATATAGAGCATCATGGGATGAACAGCCCGGCAGAGACCAAAAATGGGCTGATGAAATGACAGCACAGCTTGGAGAAGATAGATTTCGCCGGGAAATTGGTTGCGAATTTATTATTGCCGATGAAACACTTATTAATCCTAATACATTGATTGATTTACAAGGTATAGAACCTATATCTAGGATGGGTCAAGTTCGCTGGTATCAAAAACCAAAAAAGGGCAATATCTATACTGTAGCATTAGATCCTAGCATTGGTACAGGCAATGATCCAGCAGCAATACAAATATTTGAAGCAAATACGGTCACGCAAGTTGGTGAATGGAAACACAATAAAACTGATATCCCAACACAGATTAAACTAATGGCTCAAATTATCAAGTATATCGTTGAATGCACAACTGAACCAAATAATATCTATTATTCTGTAGAAAATAACAGTATTGGTGAAGCAGCATTGGTATCATTAAACGAATATGGAGAAAATAACATTCTTGGAACCTTTATCAGTGAACCCGGAAAAAAGCGTAAGGGCTTTAATACTACTCAAAAAAGTAAATTAACTGCCTGCGCCAAGTTTAAAACATTGATAGAGAGTAAGAAATTAACTGTAAATAGTCGCAGTCTTATTAGCGAATTAAAAGCGTTTGTAGCACATGCAGGTAGTTATGCTGCTAAGATCGGGGACACCGACGATTTAGTTATGGCCAGCTTATTAAGTGTTAGAATGATTCAAGAACTGGGTTCATATCATTTTGAATTAGACAGTTATGTCAGGGACCATGAAGAATTTCTGGCTCCGTTGCCCTTCTTTGCCGTGCTTAGGTGAGATTAAGATAAATACTCTATTAGAAAACTACCAAATGCCAACCAATACAGAATCATTAAACCGAGAACTGTTTAGATTACTATCTAAATACAAACCAAAACCACTAGATGCAGAAGGTAAAGTTACTCCTATCCCGGATGAAGCAGACATTTTCAAGTTTGAATTCACTAAGGACGGGAAAGATTACGGAACTGTTTATGTTACTTTAGATGAAGATAGAGTATTAACTGTGTATTTTGGTGATGATGTGGCTAACAGTCCCGATGACAAAACACCCAAATTAGATTACAATGATACATGGAGTGGACTACTACATCAATTAAGTGCCTGGAGAATGACCAAAGGACTTAAGGGATTTAATACACAAAACAAAGACCGTGTTGGAGATGACATGGCAAGAAGGAACCATATGAGAAACAAAGATAAAATAGCAGAAGGTTACTACGCTACAGGCAAAAAGTCAAGCTACAGTGATGCTGTACCTAGCGTAAAGATTGTGATTGAACATAGCCGTGTTATTGAAGAAGGTGAACAACGCTATCGCAACATAAATAGAATTTTCCTAGAGAATCAAGCAGGTGAACGCTATTTACTTGATACCAAGAAGCCTGGCATTGCCCGTGTCTATGCTAGACATATTGCTGAGGGCGGTAAAGTCAATGATGACCGTTGGAGTCACATTGGTAGTCTTTGTGAAGAATATCAAAAGATGGCTGGATTTGTTCGTGCTACACGTAATGGTCAATTCAACGAATCAGCACAGTCATTAGTTAATGAAGGTATTGCACACTACGCAAGTCTACGTGAATCATTAAGCCGTATGACTGGCAAGCGTGGTTATAATGCATACTTTGAAAGTTGGACACCATCATTGATGGAAGATGGAACTGAAGAAAACAATCTAAATGAATTGTTTGTACAAGAGACATTAGACCCAAGAATTGAAAGTGTAATGCCAATATTGAATAGAATACACAAGAAGGTATCTGAATCAGTTGTTGACAAAGAGATGAATAAGTTAGCAGAGTGGGCTGATAGTTTAACTGAAGAAGGTGGCGAAAGTCTAACAAGTAACAATCCAATTGGTATTCCTGAAGATGAAGAATTAGATGAATCTGAAATGGATGAAAGCGCATTGCAAGCATATTTAGGTGACAAGAAGTATGGTGAAAAAGGTATGGATGCATTACGCAAAGCAGGTCGTGAACATGCTAGCAAAACAAAAATGCAAAACATTCGTGCTAAATTTAGTCATAAAGAAAAAGAAGTTGACGAACAGGCACCTGGATGGGCGCGCCACTTGGGCGGTGCAGCACTTGGTGCTGCGACGGGCGCGGGTGGTGCGTTTGCAGGTGCACCTCTTGGACCACTTGGTATGGCCGCCGGGGGTGCTTTAGCCGGAGCCAACGGGTATGACCTAGGCATGAAAGGGGTTGATGCAGTTTGGGATAAATTTTCAGGTAAAAAACCTGACGCACCTTTGTTGCATCAGACAAAAGATGCGTTTGGACGAGAACAAACCGCTGCAGGAAATGATGTGGAGGAAGGTGAAAGCAATCGTGAGATGCGGGATCGTGTCCGTAGTAAAGGAACAGTACCGGGCATTGATCGTGAAAAATACACAGAGCGTCCAGGATTAGAGGGCCCGTTTAGTACCAAATCTGGCAAGGTTGTTTACTACGACAAGCAAGAAGGCAAGTACTACGATCCTGGTACTGATTTCTATATTAGCCATGATGACTATCAAGCTATGAACGAGCAAGGTGTGGCGGTGACGGAAGGCTTTATGGATACTATCAAAAAAGGATACAATAAAACCGTAAATGCATTGGGTAATATTGGAATAATGCCACCTGAGTTATTATCACCTCGCCGAGATGCAAATGGTAATTGGAATAAAAGAACAAACGAGCCAAGAAATAATTTTATTCATTGGCTGGGGGGTAATCCTGCTTTAGAACCTCATGCAGATGAACTACTAGCAAGTTTTGACAAATGGGTCGATGACGGTAACTCAGATCGTGATGCTGGTAAACACGCAAAAGATGAGTGGCAACAAAGAATGAAGGCAACCAAACAGCAAGGTGTGGCGGAAGGAATGAATAACTGGGCATTGAAAGATAAGCATACGCAAATACCAATTCCACGGCCGCCTGGAAAGAATAATTGGTCCAAGAAAGATATTCATAATAGAGCGTATGACTTCCCCCCTACTAATTATGACAAGAATGGAAGGGACATGTACGGCCAGATGAAGCCAGAATTGACATCACAGACGGAAGGCACCGGTTCATCTATTGAAAGAATTTTAGCAGCACACCCCGAAGCAGTTGAAAACTTCAAACAAGGTGGAGATTTGGATTATGATTTAGAATCCGATCTATGGGAGTACTATTTTAATAACGGTGAAATTCGCAACTATGATGCTGATGCAAGTGAATTCATTTCACAAAGACTTGCAGATGAATTAGGATTGAGTGAAGGATTAGATGCTAACCAAAAGCGTGTAGGTCAATTAGGCCCAACCGAGAAAGTTAAAAACAATAACATCGGTAAACTAGTTGGAGCTAATGAAAATTTCATCAATACAGTTGACCAAGCAGTTGTATCTGAAGAAGATGAAATGGCTGAAAGTATTCTTAGTGCAATTAAAAAAGTAGGTAAGAAAGTAATTGATACAGTAGCACCCGGTGATGAAGAATTACTAAAACAACTTGATAAAGATGTGCATGGTGGCAAGGTTCCAAACAGATATAACTCTGATGCAGAATCTGCTAAAAAATATCCAGCTGATAGTCGGAAAGTAAAAGTGGATGAATCCAGTGATGAATTGGCACGTATCCTAACGATTATGAATCACAGAAGATAAGGGTAAATTGCTTATCAAAAACCTCACTTAAAATGTGAGGTTTGCCATTACTGGGATAAATATACTTGACAGGAGAAGAAAGTATTGTTATACTTACTCATCGTGTTAGTTACTTCATGGTGAAGTAGCGAATAAAAAACGAGTCCATCTCAATTTATAAGGAAATATTATTATGGCATCACTAGCAGAAATGCGCGCCCGTATTGCAGCGCAAGAAAACAAAACAAGCAATAAGGGTTCTAACACCCAATCAGACAACTCAGTCTACCCCCACTGGAACATGGATGAAGGAACTACTGTTTCACTTCGGTTTGCACCTGACGGAGATCCTAATAATGAGTTTTTCTGGAAAGAAAAACAAATTATTAAACTTCCATTCAATGGAGTTAAAGGTCAGCCTGATATGAAGAAGGTTGATGTACAAGTTCCATGTATGGAAATGTATGGTGACAGTTGCCCAATCTTAGCAGAAGTTCGTCCTTGGTATAAGGATGAGACATTGAAAGAAATGGCTAACAAGTATTGGAAGAAACGTAGTTATTTGTTTCAGGGTTTTGTTCGTCAAAACCCAATTGGTTCAGATACTACTCCGGCGAATCCTATTCGTAGATTCATTATTAGTCCACAAATTATTCCAATCATTAAGAGTGGTTTGATGGATCCAGAAATCTTAGAACTACCAACTGACTATCTTAAAGGTCTTGATTTTACAATTAAGAAAACTAGTAAAGGTGGTTATGCTGATTACTCAACTAGTAATTGGTCTCGCCGTGAATCAGCATTGACTGAGGCAGAACAAGCAGCAATTGAAGCACATGGATTATTTAATCTTGCTGACTTCTTGCCTAAGAAGCCTTCAGAAGCTGAATTGCGTATCATCAAAGAAATGTTTGAAGCAAGTACTGAAGGTCAGCCATATGATCCAGCACGTTGGGGTCAGTACTATCGCCCATGGGGAGTTGACGCTCCTGCAGGTTCAACTACACAACCAGCTACTACAGCAGCAAGAGTTGCACCAGTTGCAGCTTCTAGTCTACCCGCTTGGGAAGAAGATGTAAGTGCAGCAGAGGCATCTTTTGTAAGTTCACCTGTAGTTGTTCCAGCAGCAGCACCGTCAAGTGACAAAGCACAAGACATTCTAGCAATGATTCGTGCTAGACAAAGCAAGTCTTAATCTATATAGGGGCTCAGGCCCCTATCTTAGGAGAACACTATGACATTACCAGATGAAAGATTTCGTGCCTTAAAACAAGGTAAAAAATTATTAGAGGAATTGTGCGATCCTGGACGTACTCCACGAGTACCTAGTTTAGTTAGAGATAGGGCAAGAGGAGTATTACGACATTATCCAAGTGATTATGATTTGGAAAGGATGGCAGATCAATGTCCCGATCTACTTGATAAAGTATCGTTTAATGATAGAATA